GTCCGGAAATGGAACCATTCAGCTTGCGGCCGAAGCACGGCCCGGGTGCGGTTGCTGATGACGTGCCAATCAAGTACGTCTTACCGCACTGGCCTGACAAACTGGCTCAGGTATTCCCTGCAGACTGGTTTGCGAGCCACGACTTCGTGGATCGTACAGTCAGTAAGAGAGAGTTCCCGAGTCGTGTACATTGCGTACCAAAAACGCAAAAGGGCCCTCGCATTATTGCGGCGGAACCTACTGCGCATCAGTGGTGCCAGGGAGCCATCCAAAGATGGCTCCAGGATGCCACTGCTCGGTCCGTAGTCAGGAGATCCATTGACTTTCGTCGACAGGATCTCTCCCAACGCATGGCGTTGGAAGCATCCATCCCTGGAGATTCCGCAACAGTGGACTTGTCCTCTGCTTCGGATCGTCTCTCTACTCGACTTGTCGAGTACGTGTTTCAAACTCGCGTTGATGTGCTGAATGCACTTCACGCGACTCGGACACGCATGGCTGTCATGCCTGATGGCAGTGTCCATCGCATGCGAAAATTCGCATGTATGGGATCTGCCTGTACATTCCCAGTGCAGACGATCGTTTTTACGATCTTTGCCATCACAGCCCTCCTCTTAGAGGACGGTCATGATGCCACCATTGGTAGGATCTGGGAGGCTAGTCAGGATATACGCGTTTTCGGGGATGATATCATCCTTCCCTCGCGCGCATATGGCAAGCTTGTCAACCTCTTAACCGAGGCTGGACTTCGAGTAAATGCCGACAAGTCCCACGCGACTGGAAAGTTTCGTGAGGCCTGCGGCCTTGACGCCTACTCAGGGGTCGATGTGACCCCCGCGTATTTTCTCGAGCCATACGACTCTAGAAAACCTGAGTCCCTTGTATCCGTCGTTGCATGTAGCAACAACTTCCACAGGAAGGGGTCGTGGCATGCAGCTGCGTTCTTACTAAACACAGTTGACCCAAAGGTGCGTAAGCGCCTACGGGTGGCCACCAGGGACGTCAGCCAACCAGCCGTGTTCTCCTATGCTCCTTCGGAGCACCACCTGAAGGTCCGGATGAATCCGGATCTCCAAGTAATGGAGGTGCGAGCCCTCGTGATCGACGTTAAAGTTGAGCGCAAGGTTGCTGGTTGGGAATCTCAGTTGCTCCAGTTCTTCACCGAGCGTGGCAGTAGGCCATTGCTCGAGGAGGTGCTAGAGTACCAGGGTCCCGAAAGGGAACTTGGTCAAGCTGAGAGACCTCAGGCCCGTTTGAACCTGAGGTGGGTACTTGCA